CATCGGTCGTGTAAGACATCAACGTATTGGTATTGATGGGATTACTGACGGCGTACGGACTGGGCGGGGTCGTAAAGGCTGGGTCTGGATTTCGCATGCGAAATCTGACCTGGCTACCACCACGCCCAAACCCAAGAAATGCGCCGCTTGAATACAAAACCACGGGAGCGTTATCACCAGCCGCCGCGGCAGAGGCGATAGCACCAACGTAACCGCTCGTGAATGACGTAATCCCAGTTATGTCTAACTGTGAAGTTTGCAACCTGATTGCGGGCTTTTCGTTTTGCGTTTGCACCACCCCATTGACCACAATCTGCGGCTGTTTGGCTGCCGTGGTCTGCGTGGCATGGCGATTATTGCCGCTTTGGTCATACCATATCGTGACAAAGCCGCTGCCAGAACCGACAAATGCCAGCAAGGCAGCAATGTCCAGATCACCGCTGGCGGTGAAGCCAATATCTAATTGTGCATTATCACTACTTCTCTCTACTCTTATAGCTGCACCAGTCCATGAACCGTATAACCTTCTTAATCCATAAGCGACAGAGGCTATAGCAAAAATTAAATCAAGAACACCTTTAAAACCACCCAACACCACCATTCTAGTAGAAGTTCTCATGGTGCAAAACTCCTAGCGCGTATAGTCCCTGTTTCTGAGTTAGCAGCCGGGTCAATTGCACCGTTAGTAACCAGATATCCCCACAAACTTGAACTGGTTAAAATAAACAATTGATTTAAGTCTCTAATAACGCCAACAACCTTACCCCCTCCTTTAGCTAAACTCATAGGTACATTGAAACCTACAGGGTCTAGAACAGGGTCAGAACCAATTGTCCAGATACTATTATCTGCAATATTTGTAGGTGCTGTAGGGTATAAGTGTACCGCAAAAGAAGTCATACCTGCTGGTACAGAAGATAGATTGAGAGATATTTCAAAATAAGAAAGGAATATACCTTTACCAGCTTCGCCTATATTTTGAAGTTGGAATAGACCGCCATAAACATCAAAGTTTGGTGCAGAAGCAGTATAAGTTGTGGTGTTAGCAGCGCGAGTAATTGTGGTTGAGGATGCGTAAGCTAATCCCGCAGGTGCAGCAGTCATGCTGACAGGTTGAATATTTTGGAAAAATGTACCTGTAACTGGAATAGATTTACCCCCTGTTACACCTTGTACTGCTACTGCTTTTGTTGCATCACTTCCTGGATTAGCTTGAACGGCTGTTTGATTAGTGGCACTAGCGTCACCACCAGATCCACCACTAATAGCAGTTACGAATTGTAGTAATGCTTCTACCTTCTCATCTTTAGTTAATTCAACGAAGGTCTTATTAACACCATTATCTGCTGCATAAACTTCATTGTATTTATCTATAAGTTGTTGCTTAGTTATTGTCATATTACTTAACTCGTTTGTTGTAACTACCAAATGATTCACGAATTTTAGGTGTTCTACTTGCTCCAAATGCTCGATTACTAAGTCCTTTAGGTTGAGATGGTTGAAGTGGTTTAACAGGTTGACGTGGTTTAAGTCTACTTAATAGTCCAAGTTGATTAGCTTTACGTGCAGCACCTCTAGTTGCATAGGTTTTAGTAACTCCAGTTCTATTATTACCAAGTGATCCAACTTTAGATCCTGCAACACCAGGAACACGTTTAGAAGCAGCTTTTCTAAGTAGATTAAATGATGGTAATTTAAATGCCATATTAATTAATGTAGTTTACTTAATTATAATTGGAAATGTTTAACTTGTAAGAAAAAAGGAGAATGTTATGTATTTTAACTATTTATCAGTTATAATGAGGTGACTTAGATAGTTAGTTAGTTTGTATCTAAGTCAAGTGTAGTTAATTAAGGATGAATTAGTCATGTCAGATAAAATTATTGTACAACCCTCTGTTATTAATGATGTTGAGTTTTACATTACTCCAGATGGACGGGATGCTGGAGTTAGTATTAGTGGATTGGCGCGATTATGTGGAGTTACACAACAAACAATGTCTCAAAGAATAGTAAACCCATTAGCTGATAATACTGGTGTTAGTACACAGCTAAAAATGCTAGAACCTTTACTGGGTAACGTTTTTAGTCCACAGCTAGAAGGAAATAAAGATGGTGGAACTTGTAAAATTATTACATCAACAGCAGCAACTTTAATTATCGAGTATTACGCATTTGAATCTAAAGCTGCTAATGTTACCGCACGCAACACTTATCGTAAGTTGGCACAATATGGTTTCGTTAATTGGGTTAAGGATTTAACTGGTGCTGTTATTAATGATGATAATAAAGCTATTCTTAATTCACTTAAGTTACTAAGCGATAAAGTAGATGAGTTAAGTAATATAACTACAGAATATAAACAACTTAGAAATGCCACAGTAACTAACTTTCCTAATCTTGATGTAATGTTAAATGAGTTAACTGTAACTACGGAACTAACAACTCATAATGGATATGTCATTTTAAGTGACTATATTAAGAGTAAGGGTTTTGTTGCAGATAAATCTACAATGCACAGATTCGCTAACTTAGTTGCTGATACTTATAAGACAACTACAGGTAATAATCCAACTAAAATTAACGTTAAGTTAGGTAAAGGTAGATATAGACCTAATACATCAGCTTATGAAGTTGAAATGATTCCTATGTTAGATATGTGTTTTCGTAAGTTAGTTAATAGTTAATAAATACCACTACTTCTCATAACTCGATTTAATGCGTTCTCTTAGAGTTGGTTTAGTGTAGTTGTTGTTCATAGTTCATCCATGTAGATAACGTTAATAACTCTAGGTTTACCACCAATATTAACTATCTCTTTTTTCTTACTACTAACTTTAAATTTAGTACCAGGTAAATAAACATATTCATTTTTCTCTATTAAATGAACATCACCTAGATTTTTAGCGGTACTATTAACTTTAGGTTTATATACCATTTTTACATTAGCATCACTAGCGACTAAAGCAGCTTCATTTATATCTTGTTTATTAATCGGTAATCCAGTAGTGCTTGTTATTTGTGGAGTTACATAATCTTTACCAACTTGATAATTATCAATTGTTTCAGGATTAAGTTTAATATATCTATCTAACTTAGGTATCTTATTAACATCTATTGATTGTAATTTATTTATACCACTTATAGCGTTATTAGATAACTGTTCTAATTCATCATTATATAAGTTAGGATTTTTAACTTTATCTCTTAAATAATTATTTATCTCTTTATAACCACCTCCCATATAAGTATGAACCCCAATAGCTTCATCAATATTAATATTATATTGTTTAGCTTTTTTACCTAATTCACCTCCAACTAAATACCAGGGATTATTCTGCATATTCTTAACTAATTCGGGTGATGCAGTTGGATAATTTTTCTGTATTAAATTATTTACTAAACTACTTTTATTAGTTGATTCAACAACAGGTTCAGTTACCTTTTTAACAACCTGATTACGATTATATTGTCTAACTAATTTACCATTACGAAGATAAGATTTAACTCCTACAACTCCTAATAGACCAGTACCGAGAATTGCGCCACCAAGTAATAAGTTATTACGTTTACCTTTTTTCTTACTAAATGTAGTTACATCTGATATTAGAAACATATTAGTTAGCAAATCTCCCTGTTCCAGATGGTTTAGTATTACGACTCCATAGATTTTTTCTCGACCACCAATTAGCCGAAAACTTATCATCCTTAGTTAATTGACCACTTTTATTCTTAATGCCGCCACTTCTAGCTAAGTAATTTTTACGAGCTTCTGGTGAGTAATTATGTCCGTATCCGATTGCGCCGAATCTAATTACTTTGTATTTTTTCTTACCATCAACTAATTTACTAGCTAATACTATTTTCTTATGCACGCCATCGTTCGCTGCGATTGGCTTATTAGGTGTTAATGTTCTACCATCACGTAACTTTCTCTTACGTTTATCTTTACTTCCTTTGTTTCTCGCAAATGTAGCTAGTTTATTAACAGAAGTATAATAAGCATCTGTATCTATAACTTCACGTCTAGCTATTAATTTCGCTATTCTACTTCTAGCTTTTTTTCTACTTTTACTTGTTAATTGAGAATAACCGCGTTTAGGTTTAACTCCTATTGTTTTATAAAGATCATTACTTAATGAATCATTTATAATTTTATCTGCTTTCTTTACACCATACTTTTCAGCTAATCTTCTTCTACTAGCTTGTTGTAATAGAAATACACGCTCTTGTATTTTCTTACTTCTTTGTTTCTTAATTTCTTTTAACCATTTAGCAGCTTGTTGACTATCACCAGCTAATTCTTCTAATTTTTTATAGTTTTTTAAATCATCATAAGTAATTTGTTTGTATTCATTACCTATGTTACCCGATGCTACTATTTTATCTGGTTTTATTGGTTTAGCTTTTAAATTACTATTTTTTTGTCTTATATCTCTAACTTGCTTTTTAAATGCAGTTCTACCAACTTGTTCTGCATTTACATTAGGCTTTGATAACTCTGTAGGTAAATTATTATCAGATAGTATAGTTTCGGGATTGTTAATTTTATTCTTTAAATCCTTTAACTTCTCTATTTCATTTTGTAGCTCTTTCTGTTTTTTATTAACTGTTTGAGTAGGTATTGGTGTGTTAGGTTTAGGTACATTAATAGAAGATTTAATACCTTTACCTTTTAAAGCAAGGTAACTTAATCCTCCTAATAATGCAGTTCCTAATACAGAATTACGAATTATAGAGTTACGTTGTTTACGTTTAACTTTATCCTTACTACCAATACGTCTACCCATAATAAAAATGATGATAATTACTACCATCATTATAAGTGTTATTTGCTTCGCTGTTAATGTCAGTTTTCTATCTTAATGCACGTCCAGTTTTTGTGATGTTTAATTTTACCCTTAATTACTTTAATTAAACAACTACCATCTAGACCATGTGATTCTCGGAGATGAACTAATCCATAACAACATAACTGTTCATTAGTTATTAAGTTAGTTAATAGGTAACGTTTATTAACTACTTGTTGCCAACTCTTTTTAGCATCATTGATTAACTTATCTTCAGCTAACTTAGCAGCTTTATCAGCTAATAACTTATCTCTTGTTTCCTCTGATTCATTAGCTCTAACACAACTCCAACCGTTAATTTTGCGACCATAACGAGGACTATTTGGATTCATTAATGGGTACACCGCTTTAGCATTTAATCCAGTTTCTTCAGTTAAATCTTCCATACCGTAACGACAGAAACTAACACCTTCAGGTGTTGTCAATATGAAGCGTTCAGCATCTGGTAGATATTGTTTAATAATTGGTTCTGCATTAATATCTCTAACTTGATAACCGTTAATTAAATTAGCGTTATTAATGTGATGTGATATTGTCTTCTGACATATATCTAATTTAAGTTGTTCTTTAATAGCATCAATACCATAAGAACAAAAACTGTAGTTATCTTTATTTAAACTAATACATTCGTATTTGTTAACGTAATCTAAATATGTTTTATCTACAGTTACATAATCATCATTAAGTGATTTAACTTTATAACCTTTATGATTAGTCATCTTATTACGAGCAACTTTAATTAAACTACTTACATCTAAATCTAGTTGTTGTAAGTGAGTTACACCGTAAGTACAATACTCAATTCCATCTGGTGTAGTTATTAAGTAACGACGATTTCTAACTAAACTATTACCTCGTTTTAATTTAGCTTCAGAGGTATTGTTTTTTAATCTAGCAGAAATTAAAGTGCTACCTAACATAGAAGCTCGATAACTTTTATTCTGCCAACGACTCGTCATCGTTCTTTTTAAATACTCTTTACCTTCAGGTGTTAGAAAACAACCTTTACCACCATTTAATACGTTATAACCGTTAGGTGTTAAAGCATTATATTCTTTAATAAAATAAACTTCAGTTTTATCAATTTCTGACTGATCTGTTGTTTCTAAAGTTTTAATAATTTCAATTTTAAATTTATCTACACCATATTTCTTAATTGCTTTTGATAATAAACTTTTAGTTCCAACATAATTACCGGCTCTAATATGTTCTGACCAACGCTTTTCAATTGTCCTATTTGTTTGTCCAACATATTTTTTATCATTAATTGAGTTTGTCACCAAATAAATAAATTGTGGCATAATAATCTCATTTACGTCATAAGATCATTATACCACAACTTAAACTCGGTCTAGTTAGAAATAGGGAATTATTATCTAACTACTTGAGCATACAGATTCTTGGGAGAATAAATTACTGGTAAAACCATTGATCATTTTGTTACCACGTAAGCTCTTTATCCTACGTATCAGTAGTTTCATGTGTTATATCTACTGTTCAGACTATATCATCATCCACTTGGGATGTTCGGCACTCGTGGGTTTGTTACTGTCCGGTCTGGACTCGAAACCTAGTCGTTGAACCTTCAAAACCATTCCTGGTTAAGCTTGGCTGCTGATTGTCCACTTCTGGAGTTTCCAGCAATTCACCGAATTTTTACTACTTAATTACTTAAATAGGCGACTACAAAAAGTTTCAATCGCTTGCAAAACATCGTTGATAGGCACAGTTGTCTTCTCATAAACACGTACCATTACAGGAGATTCAGTACCTGTTAATACACCATCTTTAACAACTTTCTGTTCTTCAGGAGTACCAATAGCTTGCTCACCCATTCCATCCTTGAGGAATACGAAGCAATTCTCATTAAGGAATCGAGCATTACTGATGTAGCTATCAATAGTATTAGTATTACCAGAGTAGGTATTATCTACTTGATAGAACTCATCATAATCCTTAATAGGAGGTAGGTTATTAGAAGCCATTACCTCTTGTAACATTGGGAAGCTAACAGAACCTACTTGTGCAAATCCAACTGATTGTCTAGCACGAGCAATAGTAGATGCTTGTTTCTGAAGATCACGCAATGCAGTATTACTCATTACGATGAGATCAGGCTTGTAACCATTAGTATTGACATAAGTAGTTACAGCATCTTCTAAGTTAGCGATACCATCAGCATTAGCGTAGTCAGTCCACTTGTTCAACTTAGGAGATGCAGTGTTACCAGTAGCAACAAGAGCATCAGGGAAGTGGTTATAACTAGCACCAGGACGACGGAAATCAATTGTCCATGCAACCTTAGTAATTGCATCAGATACACTCAATTGACCAGTCTGAACAACTTGCCAAGCCATGCTAGTAAGTCTATCAGCATGAGATTGGACGATCCCCTCAATGTGACCATAGAGATACTTAACGAGCATATCGTTAGTACCCTTAATGACGGAGTTATCAGTTAACTTCATGGTCATAACACTAGCGCGTTTATAGGCAGCTTCTTCCATTGCCTTACGCATCTGTTTCTGAGTTACTTCATCGAATGAATAGCTATTACCTAACTTAGCTAGTTCACCGATTACTCGACGGAAACCACCATGAGAGATAACTGGAGGTTCAGCACCAG